AAATATTTGGTTGCAAAAACAAAGTTTGATAAAGTAGAAGTTGTTGAATTTTTAACTTTACCAGTATTAGCCAGTGATCCTCCTAAGGAAGCTGGTAGAATGTTTTTCAAAACTTCTGATAACAAAATTCGTTCCTGTGAGGACGGTAGCAACTGGTCAGTTGTGTCTGCATCATAAGGGGGAGCTATTATGAAACTAGGTTCATATTATTTTGGAACAACAAGGGTTGATAAGCTTCTCGTTACCCAAAGGCTCGATCTTAGACCAATCCCCGATAGTGAAAGGCCAGGAGCTGCGACAGGAAGGTTACTCCGTGGGGCAGATGGTAAGCTAAGATATTGCCAGGATGGAACAAACTTTGAAGTCCTTGTTAATGAATAATTTTCCAATCTCAAAAGGAGAGTATAAATGGAAATAGATGTTAAAGTAATTACGGCTCCATTAAGATATCGAATTCCTGGAATGAATGCTGGAAAGCCATTTGTTCCAAAAATTGGAGAAATCATTTCTCTGCAGGAAGAGATTGCGATACAAGAAATCTCTTCAGGAAACGTAAGAAGACTTCTTCCTGAAGAGATTGAACTAATGGAACAGAAAAAGCCAAAGGCTAAAGATAAAACAGGATCTTCTCCCATAAAAGAGCAAGATCCTGTTACAGAAAAAAAAGAACAAAAAGAAAAACCAATACTCAAATCAACAGAAGAAGAGGTGACTTCAGTGAAAAAGAAATTAGCAAAAAAGAAGCCTGTTAAGAAAAAATCCCTAGATGAAGGAAGTTCTCGGATTAAGAAAAAGGTTTCCAAAAAGAAAGTTGCGAAAAAATCTTCTTAAAGGTTTGGTGTTTTTATGAGTGATCGGTTATATTGCGAATTATCTACTGTTAAAAGACTTCTCCGCTCGGCAGGATCAAGAGAATCCCGTGTCAGATTTTCCGAATCCTATAAAGATCTTGGGCCAGATTCCAGTAATTCCGGAACAATCTTGCTGAGCGGAGTTTCTTTTTTAGACGAATTCGATAGTCACGAAACTTTTACCTTTACCTTTACTTCGGCTACGAACTTTATTGTAGCCGGAGATATTCTCGGATATATTGGTTCCGGAAGCACTTCTTCTTTATTTACTGCTTCTGGAAGATTTACTGTTCCTGCTGCAAATTGGTCTGGAGTTGCTGAAATTGGCGATAAGGTTTATATAACAGCTAATTCGGATATTTCTAATGACGACGGAGAAGGATTTATTGAAGATGCCACTAAGAAAATCAATACACACTTAGAGCGGATATTCGGATCATTAGATAATGTTGCCTTTTATTCAGATGAAACAGTAGATATTCCAGATGCAATAAGTTTCGCTTGTAGTAGGTTTGCGGCATACGAAATCTTTAATTCTATTTTCTCATCAGTAAACGACGAGAAATCTCCTGTTGAAAAATTAAATATTTTAGCAGAAGAAACCCTGGAAACGTACTTACAAAGCCACGGAAGAGGCCCGATTTGGCAATCCAGAGAAAATTTAGTTAACGAAATTGGAGTAAGTGGGGTAGGAGATGGGATTATCGAAATAGATAATCTTACTGACCCTAAAAACCAAGAATATCGCAGGTAGCAAAATGATTTCTTTCCAGCTTAAAATTTCAGAAAAAGACTTACAAATTTTTGATAGAATTTCAAATTTTGTATTACCTGCAAATGAATGGGAAGTAACCTTATCAAAAGTTCAAGGATTCATTTCAGAGCAGATTGAAGAAATAAAGTCTGCCCCGATTAGCCAAAAACTTGCTCGCTGGAGAAAAAGTATGGCTAGAAATAATAGATCCGTTGAAACCCTAAGAGGACAAAAGAACGCCGTTCTAGATAGTTCTTCTACTGGAGAAAGAACAGGTGTTCTTTTCGATAGCATTCTCGAGAAAAGATCTCCAGGAGTCGAGGCGTCTCTTTCTATCTCGGAAGTATTAAGTATTTATCATTTAAAAGTTAATTCAGAAAAATTTGTTCGAAAATATCCATTTAAATTCGAAGACCATGTGTTAGAACGAGGGTTGGTTCCAGACGAAGGGCTATTATCCATTGAAGAAGAAGACGAAGCCTTTATTCTTGATAGCCTGGAACGATCCGTGTGTAATAGCCTCTTTAGAGCCATAGGAGCGGGAATATGACCGCCATCAATTTTAGAGGAAATGATAATTTGTATCGCAATGCAGTTCTTAATTGTATTGCTGTTTTAAAAAAATTTCCTAAAGAGCTAGGGATAGATATTCGGCAATATTATGAAGAAGAAGTCCAAAATCCAATTACTCCTTCTTTTGCTGTTATAGCCACAAGCTCTAAAGATGATTTAAGAACTTCGCAGGCCGCCCAACAAATTAGATATACAATCAATATTGGCTTGGAAGTATGGTATTATCATAGCGATCTTACCGTAGAGACAAAAAGAAATGAAGTTACTTATATCTTGTGGGAAATAAACAAATTATTGAAAGCAAACTTCACCCTTAATGGATTTGTTAATAAGATGGGGCTGGAAGTTACTGGTGCAAGATGGTATCCTAAATTGCTTGGAACAAGAGTTTTGGCTGGAGGAGTAATTACTTTAATAGTTAAAGCCCTTTATACGTCAACAACCACTTTTTAAGAACTAAGGAGGATAACTAATGCCTTTATATGTAGGGCCAGCGATCGGAGCTAGATCGCAAATTGGAAGTGCAGAGGAGGGGGCGTTTGGATGTCAGCAACAAACTCCTAGAAACTTTATAGAAATGAACAGCGAAGGCATTGTTTCTGAAATTGGTGCTCTTGTTTCGGGAGCCCTCCGTTCAGATAGAGCTGTTCATAAAAGAATCGGTGGAGTTGAATCATGCGGAGGGCCTGTCGAGAGTGAAATTGGGCCTTCTGGTTTTGAAAATTGGTTCAAACATGCCCTCGGAGAAGTCCAAACAACAAGACTTGATACGGCATTTATTTTAGAATGTCTCGCTACAGACGAAACAGGTTGTGTTCTGACAATTACACATACTGCTGGAGTAGCAACCAGATTGCAGATAGAAATGACGGTTAATTCCGCAGACGATATTGATCTTGACTTGACAACTGCGAGTTATGATACGGTCGGCGAAGTTATGACGGCAATTAACGCTAAAGCTTCTCTTGCGGCATATAGTCCTTATAAAGCTCTATCTTCAGTATGGCAAACAACCCTTGAGGCAAGCGAGGATTATCTCGCAACTACTAGTAACAGCAATGTTCTAGAAGAATGCTCTCTTATTGATTTAATTAAGTCTCCTGATCAGCGATGGACGGTTGGGACGGAATGGAATTGCTATTCTCATCAGATTCAATGCTCAGCTTCTTTGCCTCCTGGTCTTTCGATCGAAGTAGGAAGGGATGTAGCGGCTTTTCTGTATTCTGGAGTGAAAGTTAATACATTAGAACTTTCGGTTGTTCCTGCTGAATTTTTCATGGGGACATTTGATTTCATGGGAAAGGGAGGAACAACTGCTGATATTCCGGCCGCAGCTTCAGGAAATACTGGAAACGAAAAGAATGCATTTAAGATCAGATATGTTGGCGAACAAGCAACGGCGACTTTAGCCATTGATGCAACTGGCTATACGGCAACAGTTGAAATTGACGGAACATCCGAGGATATCGTTATTAATATCAACGAACCGTATGTTGACCCCACGACAGGAGTCGTCTATAATGTTCAAACGGTAGGAGGATTAGTTGCTTATCTTAATAGCTTTTCATATCTTGATTGCTATATTGAAGACTATGCTGACCCAGCGACTCTCAGTACGAATCTGAAAAATTACGGAGCAACAGATATCACTCCGTCGACTTATGCGTGGTTTAATTTTAATTCCACACTTGTTCCTTCTCTCCCTGTATTATGGGGAGACTACATAGGAACGGACGGTGGCGATTCCGTTAAAATAACTATGGAAATAGTAGGGGGTGGTGCTCCAGGGACAGCCACGATCCATTTTAAGATCGCTGGAGGGGATTATGGAACAACTTATACCACCTCTGCAAGCACCCCAACGGAAATCAGGGTCGCAAGTAATGTAGATACGGGCTATACTGTTTTCTTCCCAGATAGTACAGCTTTACAAGCTGGAGATATCTGGACATTCGAAACGATTCGTCCAGCATCTACTCCGACTTATTCCGACATTGACCCATATTCAGGATGGGAAGGGGCTCTTACCATTGACGATGTAGCTCAGCCCATTATGGGGTGGTCGTGTACTGTCAACAATAACCTTTATGGCGATAAATACCATTTAGGCGAGAGAGTCAGAGGGAAGCTTCCTGAGCAAAAAAGAAATGTCGAAGGAACAGTTACCATTGAGTTCGACGACCTTGATCTTTATAGAAGGTTTATTAATGGAACTCAGGGTGATTTATCTATGGCTTTTGTTTCTTCGGATTATATTAACACAACTGCATTGGGAAATAGTACGACCCAATATGGACTAACCATAAGACAGCCAAGAATTGAATTCAATGGGACAACTCCGACTACGGCAGACGAAGGGATCATCACGGTTGAAATGCCGTATGTTGCCTTGTATAACGACAGCCTTGAGATCCCAGAACTGCGTATCACAATTGTTTCTGATACGCCTTACATATAACCCTTTAACCTTTTTACTTTTCCTCCTCAAATACCTGGAGGGAGGAAGGCAAATACTCCCTCCAGGCTCTCGTTAAACAAACAGGAGAGTTTGAAAATGAGGATTCTCTTTATTATTTGCTTTATACTTTTTTGGATTCCATTCATTCTATTGCTTCTTCTTTATTTTGCAATAGAAGAATCGATCACTTTATTTATTAAGAAACGCCAACAATTTACTCCATTAACTTTTAAACTTAGAACATTTTTTTTTAATAAATATTTTTCAGAATTAACTAATTTAATTTTTCATGTCTTCGGACGAAAGGAAGGTGAAAGTTTTATGGGAAAGATATTTGCGCTTAATTCAGACCAAGTTCAGGAATTTGAGCCTAAAGGCCAAGAAGATATTCCAGCTTCAGATCGAACGGTTTTTTTGTGTAGATTTCTTAATGTTAAGCTCGCCGCTGAACTTAGTGACGAAGTTTATACTGCTAAGGGATTTGGCAAAAAAAGAGAAGAGCTTTTACGAGCAGGGACTCAGGAATTAAAAATTCTGAGAACAGGGCTTGTTGGGTGGAAAAACTTTACTTATTCAGACGGTTCTCCTGTCGAATGGAAGGAAGTTCCTGGAGGAGTTAGTAATGCAAAGTTTTTTGCAATTATGGATGAAAATTTAGACAGGATTCCTCCTGAAATAAGAAGCGAAATCGCTGATTTTATTCGAGGGTCGAGCTCTGTTGACCAGGACTGATTCAAGAGTTACGCCTTGCCGTGAGATGGAACGTAGCTCAAAAACACATGAAAAATCTTGCGGCTTGGGAATGTGATTATTGCCAAGAAAAAAAGTTAGACGAAAAGAGAAATTGTACTTGGACACAACCAGGAGTCTGTGCTACCTGTGGAGAAATTGAATATGAAGAAGTTTATCAAGATCCAGAAACAGGGCAGTTTCTTTGCCCGAATTGCGATAAGGTTGTTCGTTTTCCGCAAGGATCAGAATTTTTATTAGGAAAAACATTTAGGACTCCTGGGTGTCCTAAGTCTAAAATAACATCTAGAGCTCGATTTTTTCTTAATCTTGTTAATTGGTCAGAGACAACGGGGAAACTTCCAACTTCAGAAACATTATTTAACGAAAGCTTACTTTTTTTTGAAATTAGAAATTTTATTATCGCCGAAGAAAATATTGCTGAAGAAGAAATGAGGCCAAAGGAAAGTCCTGAACCCGCAAGAAAAAAAGGAAGAAAATAGATGGCAACAAGAGAAATCGAATTAATTTTAAAGCTTAGAAAGCAAATAAATAAATCGCAGCTTACTGACATCAGAGAACAATTGCGATCTATTACTAAGGCTTTAGATGATTCCCAGTTTTCTAAGCGATATATTGAATGGACGAGAAAAGCGGGAAAGGCCACGACCGTATTTAGAGGAAAAATTAATCAGCTAATTATTCGTGTTGAAGTTTTAAGAAGGAGAATGGAATCTCTTGCGGGAATAGAACCATTAGGCAATATCGGTAAAAATATTGAGAAACTCTCAGAAACAACAAGAAGGGTAACAAAGGAATTTGGCGGATTAGCTAGAGAGAGTATTCCCAAAATGGACAAGCTCTCTTCTTCTTTAAAAAAGACAACTGATTCCGCTAATGCTTTTTCTGATATAGTTGGCGAAAAACTCCCCCCTTTTGTTAGATCATTTACTGGAGAAATTGAAAGTAACCGAGCTGCTCTCGAAATGATGAACCGTGATAGCCAGAGAGCTTTTAACGGCTTGGAAATGCTAGGAACAGGAGCAGAAAGTATCGTCCCCCACGTTCATGCGGCTACAGGATCGATAGCGCAGATGTCTTTAGCAATGACCCAGGCTGTTCCGCAGGCAAAAGCCCTAGAGCAAACATTAAGTTCTCTTGAGATAAAGCTTCTTAAATTTAAGGCAATAGGAAGCTTGACGGGAATGCTTGATTTCGAGAAAAGCTTACGGGGCCTGAGAGTTTTTCGAGAAGAGCTTGAAAAATTAAGATTTGATTTCGCAAGAGTTTTTCAGGAAAAACCTACCTTTGCAGGCGGGGGCGTTACTGATAAAATGATCTCGAATTTTATAAAACTTCGAGAGTCGATGGATCTTCTTAAAGTTAAAGCAGAACAAACTTTCCCAAACATTAAAGCCCATATTGATTCTCTCCGAGCAACAAAGTCAGAATTTGATTCCCTAAGAGCATCAATCCAGGAATCCACTGGAGCTTTTGTTCCTAATTTACAGCAGATCACGTTTCATAAAGCAAAACTCAAGGAACTCGAGCCAACAATAGAAGCTGTTGCCCAGAAATATGTTTCTTTAAGAACAAAACTCATAGGGGCCTTTAGAGATATTGGCGTTGAGTTAAATAAAGCGGCAATGTATCCTGGGTCATTTGCCAGTGCTCTAAAGCGTTCCGAGGGCGAATCCCTTGCGTCAATGCAAGCTCTCGCTACAGGCGTTAAAAAAATAGAACAGAGCTATGAAGAAACAATAAAAAGAACAGAAATGAATCTAAGAAAGTTCGCAAGAACGAATGCCCAAACGTTCGAGCAGGCAAGTTTTGACCAAGAAGCAAATCTTAGATGGTTAGAAAAAACAGAAATGGCGATGTTGGAACTTGATAAAATATATCGAGATTTTGCTGTCGCAGCCGCTAAAGGAGGACAAGGGTTTCTCGCAACAAAACAAGGAGCGGAACAAGCAAATGCGGTTATTGCTAAAGCAATAGAATTAGAAGAGCGATTAACAGGGACACAAAAAAGACGAGCCGCTTCCATCAGAATGAATGTCGAAAGCCAACGAGTTCAGAAAACAGTTACAGACCAAGTCGTCGCGATAGAACAAAATCTAGCGGAAACATTAGCAAGAGTCAATGCGGAACAATCCGCATTAGCAATTACTAATACGAAGCTTTCTGAATCAGAAATTTTCTTATCTAAGAGAATTGCCAATTTGAGAGCAAAATCTGAAGCCTTAATAACTTCAATTATTCAACTGACTGCATGCCTCAGAGCTCTTGATCCGACTAGCAAAAAAGATGCCGCTCAAATAGCAAAGCTATCAGCAAGGCTTGAAGTTTTGCAAAAAGAAGCTATTGTGACAACTTCTTCCATGGAAAGGCTTGAACGGCAAATGAGAAAAGGCGCAGATGCTAGTCGAGCAATGGATAGAGTAAGTGCCAAAGGATTCGCAAACATGATTACAAGCCAAGCGGCTTGGATGGCTGGCTTCCAAATGATCTTTGGCTCACTTGATAAAATAAAAGCCGCCTTTATGTCTTTAGTGAGCTTACAGAACGCTCTTGTTCGGGCAATGAGAACAGCGAGAAGTGATATACAGGGATATTCTGAAATTTGGGAATCTTATGAAAAAGCAATGGTTCGAGCTAGAG